TGACGCAAAAAGAATTAACCCTATAGACCGACAGCCTAGAAAAGCAGTTGGAGTATCTCTGCCATTTTCCGGCAAAGCAGTGTTTAATTCTACTTTTGAAACGAAAGAAGCTATAAAGTCTAATATTGTAAATTACCTTTTAACCGGAAAAGGAGAAAGGTATATGAATCCAACGTTTGGATCAGGTATTAGAGATGAACTATTTACAAATGTTAATAGAGAGAATACAAGTTCTTTAGAAGTTAAAGTTGCTTCTGAGCTTAGAAACTATTTCCCTAATCTTGCTATAGTGCAACTAAGTATAACTCCATTACCAGATAGTAATTTAATATCGTTAAGTATTAACTTTAAAATTAAAGACACTCAGGTAGAAGATGAAGTAACAATAAATTTTGAATAAAAATGGCTAAAGACATTAACATTAAATATACCGATAAAGACTTTTCTTCTATGAAAGGTCAACTTGTAGAGTTAGCAAAAAACTACTTTCCTGATTCGTATAATGATTTTTCACCTACATCACCTGGGATGATGTTTATTGAAATGGCAGCTTATGTAGGAGACATATTATCCTTCTATCAAGACAGTCAAATACAAGAAACATTCCTACAGTACGCCCAAGACCCAGGTAACCTTCATTCAATGGCTTATATGATGGGATATAAACCTAGAGTTAGTACTTCCTCAACAGTCGATATAGATGTAACTCAAATTATAGCCGCATCAGGATCTACATATGAACCAGACTTTAAACAAGCTTTTAGTTTTGAAGCAGATCCATCAAAAGGTGCCGTTATAGTGGTTAGCGCAGGAGAACAGGACTTCTTTATAGATACACCAACAGACTTCTCTTTTTCAAGTTCGTATGATCCAACAGAAGTGAGCATCTACTCAGTCGACAATAATAATGAACCAGCAGAATTTCAACTAAGAAAAACAGTAAAAGCTAAATCAGGAAAACTCATTACCCGTAGTGAAACAGTTGGAACAGCTCAAAAGTACCTTACCGTAGAGATAAACGATACAGATATTATAGGTATATATGATATAGTAGATAGCCAAGGTAATAGATGGACAGAAGTACCATACTTAGGTCAGGACTTAGTTCTTTCAGAAGCTTTAAATGTTGGGAACAATCAACAAGATGTACCTTACATGTTAGCAAGTGAATCGGTAAAGAATAGATTTGTAACAAGGTTTACTTCAACCGGTCAACTGAACATACAGTTTGGAGCTGGAACATCTTCTGCACCGTCTAATTCTTTCTTACCAAACCCAACACTAGTTGGCTCAGGAACAAACCAAGGAGTAAGTAGAACCGATTATGCTTATGATCCTTCTAATTTTCTATTTTCCGATTCATACGGTAATGCACCATCTAATACAACACTTACAATTAGGTACATAACAGGAGGCGGTATAGCTTCTAATATAGAAGCAAATACAATAACAGGTGCAACATATACAGCAAACGCTACAGACGATACTTATAGAACCTCTATTGAATTTACAAATCAAGCTCCAGCAACCGGAGGTAAAGATAGAGACACGGTAGAGGAAATAAGACAGAATTCTCTTAGATCATTTCAAGAACAAGGTAGAATAGTAACAAGAGAAGATTATGCTTTTAGAGCTTTAACATTACCGGTTAGATTTGGATCTATTGCAAAAGCATTTGTCACAACAGATGCAGAAGTACCCTCAGCTACATCTAATCTATACAATCCTTTAGGAGTTTGTATTTATGTATTAGCATACAACAATGATAGGAAACTTGTAAAAGCAACCTCAGAACTTAAACAGAATATTAAGACATACATATCTCAATTTAAACCATTAACTGATGGATGTACTATTAAAGATGGGTACGTGGTTAATGTAGGTATTAAGTATGATATTATAACACTACCAAGTTATAACTCTAGAGATGTTTTAATTAGATGTAACCAAGCACTTACAGAGCACTTTAACATAGACAATTGGGCTATTAATCAACCTATCAACTTATCCGCAGTTTATACATTATTAGATAAAATAAAAGGTGTACAAACGGTGCAGGATATTAAAGTAAAAACAAAAGTAGGGGGAACTTATAGCCAATATGATTACGATATAGAAGGAGCAACTAAGAACAATATAGTGTTCCCTTCTTTAGATCCAATGATATTTGAAGTTAAAAATCCTTCTGCTGACATACAAGGTAGAATAACAACATTATAAGATGGCGATATATAAACTATTTAGTACAAAAGATTCCTTTATCTACACTGAAAAACAGTTAGCAAATCTCGGTAGAGATGAGCTTCTTGAAGTAGGAGGATACCATACATCAGCAGGCGGACAAACCCTAAGAACATTAATTAAGTTTGACACTGCAGAAATACAAGATATCGTCAATAATAAAGCTGGAGGAGGTACGGTACAGACAAATTTACATCTGTACTTAAATATGGCTAATGAACTACCAATTGACTTTAATATAAATTGCTACCCAGTATCTGAAGATTGGGATGAAGGAGCAGGTAAGTTTGGAGATACACCGGTAAACAAATCAGGTGTAAGCTGGAACTATAAAAATGCAGGAGCTACAAACCACTGGGTAACGGGGAGTTTTGCAACATACGTAACAGCTTCTTTTGAATCAGATGTTTTAGGTGGAGGTAGCTGGTATACCGGTTCTGCAAGCAGTAATTTAGAGTCTGTACAGTCTTTTAATAAGACTTCTGATCTTGATATAGACATGGACATTACCAATGGAGTGATGATGCATTATAGTGAAAGTCTAGACAACAACGGGTTTATAGTTAAACTACCTAATAACCTAGAAAATAATCTTTCAGCATCTATAAGGCTTAAGTATTATGGTAATGATACCAATACAATCTACCCTCCAAGCCTAGATATAAAATGGGACGACTACACACATTCTTCTACACTATCAGAAATAACAGACCCAGAAGTAGTGGTAAGTATACGAAACAATAAAGGAAAGTATACAGATGAGGGTAAACAGAGATTTAGAGTCCACGCTAGACCTAAATATCCAACAAGAACCTTTACCACATCATCTGCTTACACAGTAAATTACACACTACCAACTGCTTCTTATTGGGGATTAAAAGATGAGAACACAGAAGAAATGGTATTTAATTACGATAATACGTTTACAAAAATAAGTGCAGACAATATCTCTAATTACTTTGATATATACATGGATGGTATACAGCCAGAAAGGTACTATAGGTTGTTAATTAAAACAGAAATAGACGGCACTACAACTATAATAGATAACGATCAAGTTTTTAAGGTAGTAAGAAATGGGTAAAAAAGTAGAAATACAAAAAACTGTTTTTAACCGTGAATCATTTCAGGAGGTAATAGACAGGGAGTTTAAGTACTTTAAAGAACTTGAACCTGTTGTTGATCCTGATACTATAGAAGAATTATTTAGATTATATGATAAGCTGTATATAACCATACCCATAGAAGGAGAAGGTAATACACATCAATATTTAGTAGAAAGAAGTTCCGAACTATATAAAATAGATGCACAGTTAGATAACATACAACCACTGTTAGACGAAATAGCTTCTCTAAGAGTACAACTTTTAGATGATAAAAGACGTATATTAGAACTAGAAACATCTCTAGCAGGTGGAGGTCAACTTGACTTTGATTCTGCAGAACAAATGGAACTATTAAAGTCACAACTCGGAGTTGCTAACTCAACCATAGCAACCTTAGAACAAGCTAACGCATTATCTAATCAAGCAACAGAACAAGCAACTGCAGCAGCAGAAGAAGCTGCTAAAAAAGCAACTGAAGCAGCAGAGAAGGCAGCAGAAGATGCGCAATCATCAACATCAAACAATAAAGCAGTTGTAGATGAAATAGTAGGTTTATTTAAAAAGAAAAGAACAAACTTGTACTATGCAGCATATGCATTAAAGAAACCTAGTACCATATGGGTACGTACAGGTCGTAGAATCAGCAGTTATAATAATTCACACATTGACAAAAGGTACTGGTGGTTATACTCAGATGTTAAAGAAGAAAGAAGAAGATTTTCAGAAAGGTTAAACAGAAGACAGCCTAGAAACTATTCATACTTTATACCTCAAAGTAAAGATCACCTAGGAGATTTAACTTTAGATTATCTAGTAACAGAGCTCAAGCAAGCAGGTTATAAAGCTTCTGAAATAATAGATGCCTGTGCAGCTTACGGTAATTTTAAAAACAATGCAAAGTTTAGATTAATTACCTATAAAAATAAAGACCGAGAAGACGAGGTAGGATACGTCTGGATAGATTAAAAGATACGATGGAAATAAAATATACTTTATTAGACGAAAGCTTGAACAGTATACCTGAAAACGAGGTCATATCTGAAAACGACTTATCCTTAATTGATAATTATAAAGTAAATAAAAAATTTACTCAGGGTGTAGATTACGTAGAAGGACATATTTACTCCCTGACTAATGAATTGTTATACTCTAATTACGAAGTAGAAATACCTTTTAAGGATCAAATTAGTGATGATAATAATGGATTAAGTCAGCTTAGTTTTGAACCTACAGACTTTACAGCCCAATCAGGATTTGAATATTCTGATACTAAAGCTGTATTTCATTTTCTTAAAGACCTATATACCCAATCAGGTCCGACTTCTAGATTCTATATTGACAAAATAAGTAGCGACAGAAAAGAAATACTTCTTGCATCTACAGACATAAACGTTAATAATTTAATTAACACTACAGAGAAGATAAAAAGTAGGTTTAATGAAGGAACCTATTTAGAAGAAGTTTACCTGAATCTAGGTAATAATGACCTTTTAATTGCAACTAATATAGATATTTACGAACAAACCAGTAAATACACAGTTGCTTTAAAGTTATATGAACCTCTACCTAATTACTACAACTTAAAACAAACAGGTCAATTAGTTGAAAAACTAAGCGACTCAGTTGCAGTAAGAGTAGATGTTACTATTACCGAAGATGAATTAATAACGCCTAAATTAAGAAGTGCAAACTTTAATATTGAAGTTAGCGATAACACAGCTGAACCAACAGAGTACCTTACTTATGACGAACTTATTAGTTTTGATTCAACTAATTCAAATAAAGAGGTACTTTCTTACCTAGAGGATAGAAGCGTAGAGCTCAACATAGATTACTCAGACTTAGCAAACTACATACACTTTTCATCTGCTGTTGAGAGACTTAATAACTTTAAGTACAAAGTAAGTTTACTGGAATCCTATGAAAATGCTTTAGTAAATGTCTCTGATGCAAGCATTCAGACAACTCATAATAATAAATATAACAACTTAATACAGGGGGTTTTAAATAACTTTGATCATTATGAAAAACACCTATACTTTAAAAGCGGTTCAACAAGTTGGCCAAAACTAACTTCCAGTAAGCCGTATACTAACCTAGCTATTAATTCTACAGAAGCTACAACATGGTTTAGTTCTTCCTTAGAGACAGCTTCCAATTACGATATTAGTAATTACGACTTGCTTTCTAATACAATACCTTCCTTTATTGGAGAAGATAGTTCCAATAGAAATGGTGTTTTATTTGTACATATGATAGCGCATCATTTTGATAACTTATGGACGTATACTAAAGCAGTTTCTGATAAGTACGACAATGATAATAGATTAGAGCATGGTATATCTAAAGATATGGTCAGAGAAGCTCTTACTTCATTTGGAGTAAAGTTGTATAACTCTAAAGAAGGAAGCAACGACTTATTTAAGTATTTAATACAAGACACTTATTCGAGCGGAAGCTCAGCAGAAGTAATTAACAGCTTTATTACCCCTCTGGGATTACCAGCTAACTCTCAACCAGTATCGAGAGTTAATTATGAAGGTGAACTATATAAAAGGATTTACCACAATCTTCCTTACCTTTTAAAAGCTAAAGGAACTGAAAGAGGGTTGAGAGCTCTAATAAACTGTTTCGGTATACCCTCTGACTTTTTACATATTAAAGAATTTGGAGGTTCTATACGTACAGATAAACTAATCGGACCTGACCATGCAATATCTGGATCTTTATATAAAATTAGAACAGATTCATCAATAACAGGATCGGTAGGTAACGTATTATCTAGGCTTACCACAGTACATAAAGAAGCGTCTGAAAGAGTTCAAGATGTACATAGAGTAGAAGTTGGATTTTCCCCAACAGACAGTGTAGACAAAGTTATACAGGATTATACAGGGTCTATTAAATTTGACGACCTAATAGGTGATCCTAGAGATCTACATAAACATTCATATAACACATACGATCCTATTCAAAACTTTACTAAAATTAGGGAGTTAGTTTTAGGTTCACACGAAAAAACACATATGAAAGATTTCGTAAGAATCTTAAAATTTTACGACAACGTTTTATTTAAAATGATAAAAGATTTTGTACCTGCTAAATCATCTCTCGATACAGGTATTATAATTAAACCTCACCTTTTAGAACGTAATAAAATTAAATCTCCTTCTATGGGGATTAGTACACTAGAACATGAAGGTCAAATTGATACTGCTTTTACAACAGGATCACATGGAGGAGCATATGGAACCGGTTCAACAGAAACTACCACACAACACTCAATAATAGTTCCAACAAAACTGGGAACAACAGTTAGACCTATAGCTGATGAATCTCCAATGTATAATGGAGAGCTAAGCGGCAGTAACTTAATTATAACTGACGGGGAATTAAATAATCTTAACGTCTTTAAGAAAGATACTCCCCCTCAATTAAGATATAAGCTAACAGTAGTTACACAAGACACAGACACATTAACTACGTTTTATGTATGGCCTGGAGCAGCAACAAATAATGCATCTGGAGCTCAAACAGCCTGTGGTTACGATGCTAGTAGTTTTGGATCTACACCATCCACATTATATCATAACGGGGAAGGAGCATTCCCTATAGACGGAGACTTTGTTTTCTCTGATATTAACGCTACAAACACTTTTGATGGACAAGGAAAATGGTGGAAACTAACAGCATACGGTAAGACCTTATTGATATCTGGTTCCGGAGCAGCACAAGGTAAAGTTTCATATGTTCAAGATTGTAGCGCATATGATAGTACTGCACCTACTGGCTATACTGCTACGTGGGGTATGTCACCAAAACAAATCAACGCTACGAACTATACAGCAGTTCCTTTTGAAATAGTAAACGGAGAACTAGGAAGCACATACACAGCTACCGCATATTTACAATCAACACCAGGTACAACAGTAACATCTACAGGAACGATAACTAACGCCTCTTCGTTTATAGGAAATATAAACACTACTAATTTAGCTGATGGAAGTAACGTAATACTTGAAATAGTACTAACAGATACATCTGGTAATGCAGGGTCAGTAGCAACCGTAGCAACTACTGTACCAAATGCT